GTGACCAACAGAAATATATTGTTGGTATTGAGGCTCCATATCATGAGAACAAAGCTTATCTCATAATCAATGACCCTGAGAAGGGAAAATCAATTCAAGTACACACCTACAAACCATTCATATGGTTAAAGAGAGAGGTTAGTCAGATATTGTATGGTGGTAATAGAAGTAACATACGACAAGCTATGAGTGATTATGGTGTTACTATCAAACCTCTTAAAATTGAGGATGCTGATGGTAATACACCTGATAGGTTAGATAATGGTTACAAATACATTGCAAGTTGTAATAGTTCGTATAACAACTTATTAGCCTTCTTTAAGAATGGTGGTATGGATGTTTTTGAACAAGACCACAAAGACCAATTCACAAGGCTATCCCCACCAGAACAATTTATGATTCAAACGGGTAAGAGGTTATTCAAAGGAATGGAGGACTATAATGATGTTCATAGATTCCAGTTTGACCTTGAGACCACTGGTTTAGAACCTACACTTGATTCTATATTCCAAATAGGGATAAAAGATAATAGAGGTTTCGAAGTGGTATTAGAAATTGAGGGTGAGACAGAGAAGGAACGTAGAGATAGTGAGAAATTAATGATTGTTAAATTTTTCGGTATCATAGATGAATTAAAACCAGATTTAATATCAGGTTATAACTCAGAGAATTTTGACTGGGATTTCTTCTTCCAAAGATGTGATAGATTATCTATGGACATTAAGAAGATAGCCAAAACCCTATCAACATCAAAAATAAGAAGAAAAGAGAATACTGTAAAATTCGGTGCTGATACTGAACGTTACGAACAAACTTACATGTGGGGTTATAATATTATAGATATTGCACATGCGGTTCGTAGAGCACAAGCAATAAACTCTGACATTAAGAAATGGGGTTTGAAATACATAACCCAATACGCTGATGCTGCAAAAGAGAACAGGGTTTACGTTCAAGGAGATAAAATTCACTCCACATGGGCTGATAAGGAGAACCAGTACGCATTTAATAACGTAAATGGTGACTGGTATAAGATTCGTGAAGATAAGCCCTTAGAAGACGGCTATGAGCTTACCACAGGTGCTTATATCATACAGAGATACTTAAAGGATGACCTTTGGGAAACTGAGAAGGTAGATGAGATATTCAATCAAGCCGCATTCCTATTAGCTAAGATTATTCCCACATCATATATGAGAAGTACCACGATGGGTACTGCTGGTACATGGAAGTTACTTATGTGTGCATGGTCTTATGAGAATGGTCTAGGTATTCCTAGTACAGAATCTAAGAGAGACTTTACTGGTGGTTTAGCAAGATTGTTAGAAGTAGGTTATGCTAAGGATGTAATCAAACTCGATTACGCTGCACTATACCCTAACGAACAATTAACACATTATATATTCCCTGATTTGGATATATCTGGTGTGATGAAAGGTCTTCTATTGTATATCGCTGAAACTCGTGATAAGTTTAAGGGGTTAATGAACGATGCAAAAGAGAGGGGTGAACATAAGTTAGCTGACCTATACGATAAGAAACAATTACCTTTAAAGATTCTAGCTAACTCCTTCTTCGGTTCATTCGGTGCGCCTTATATTTTTAACTGGGGTGATATTGATTCTGCTGAGGAGATTACTTGTAGAGGTAGACAATACCTAAGACTGATGGTTCGTCATTTCCATGAGACATATGGTTTCAGACCACTTGTGGGTGATACTGATGGATTCAACTTTGCTATTCCTGATGATGTGGATAATGTTAAATTCACACCTATTGGAACTCATAGAATGACTGAACAGTTAAAAGATAAAGAACTTTCAGGTGTAGATGCAGTAGTAGCAGAATTCAATGAGAAGTATATGATTGGTAGAATGGGGTTAGATGTCGATGATATCTGTAGCTCAACCATCAACTTTGCTAGAAAGAACTATGCTAACAATATTATCAAGAAGAATAAAGATGGTACTACTAAGACCAAGCTAAAGGTTGTGGGTAATACTGTTAAGTCAGCTAAGATGCCGACTTATATCGAAGAGTTCTTAGATAAGGGTATCAAACTATTATTAGATGGTGATGGTCATGGTTTCGTGAATTACTATTATGATTATGTGGATACCATATTCAACTATAGGATTCCACTTGCTAAGATAGCATCTAAATCAAAAGTTAAGATGAGTCTAGATGCTTATGCAAATAGGAAACCAGATAAGAACGGTAGGGCTAAAGCTAAACAAGCACACATGGAATTAGCGTTAGAACATAATTTACATGTTAATAATGGTGATGTTATTCTTTATGTGAATACTGGTACTAAGAAGTCTCATGGTGATTGTAAAACAACTACCGATAAAGAGACTGGTAAGAAGATAACAGAGTTAAACTGTAAGTTGATTCCTAATGAACAGTTAGAGAACAATCCTGATTTAACAACTGATGAGTACAACGTACCAAGGTATCTAGATAATTTCAATAAGAGGATTACACCGTTGTTAGTTTGTTTCTCACCTGAAATTAGAGATGAAATATTAGTTGATGTTAAGTTCGAAAAGGATGAGAACAAACAACAGGTAATGACGTTAGGTGAAAAGAACCTATACACTAGAAAGGAATGTGAATTAACTGCTGGACACCCAATGGGAGAAGGTGACCAAGATACTTATGAAGACCTTATGATAATGGAAGATAAGGAATTTAGATTCTGGGATTCTGTCGATATGGTTCCTAATAATATGGAAGAAGATACGTGGGTCGAAGCTAGAGCGGATTATCATGTTAGAATGGCAAATGCACATAGAGATGGTGTTGCTAATGAGAAGGTTAAGATTCAAGACCTATTCGATAGAATGGAAATTGCTGAACTTAATAAGGTTGCTGATACTGGTGTCTTACCAAAACCAATATTAGCTATTGCAGAAGTAAGTCAGATGGAAGATGAGTCTATGGCACTTGTGTCTAGTAAGTGGGGTGACTTCTTGTGTTTATTAATTGAGTTGTTTGAACGTAAACCAGAGGCAGAAGAAAGAGCCGAATTCTATAAGACTTTAGATAAGAAGGTTAAGAAAGCTGATAGGTATGATGCTTGGTTATTACATAAGGAAGAAAGATTTGTAATGACGGGTGAAACTATTAATGTTGAAACGCCAGCACTATCTATCGATGATGTTCAAAAGAGAGCAGAAGAATATCGTAAAAATAACGAAGTAGACGATGTATCAATTGTAGTGGGTAAGGATACTTCAATAGTACCAATACTACCTATAGAAATAAAAGATGAACATGTGGATAATCCAGAGTCAGTAGAAGCTGATGATGGGGAAACCATAACAAAGGAAGGAGATACCGAAGAATGGAACTTCTAAGCATAATTAAGGGGCGTTAAAGCCCCTTTTTTATAGAATCAATAATTAGTTTATTGTACGTATCAATAATTAGTTTATTTTGACGATTTTTAATGTACTTGCCATTTCATAGGTCTGAATTTCAGGTGCCTATTTAGGTTTTCAGATTCATCAGCAGCACGTTCAATTTGTGCTGTGGTAGATAACCTCTGTAGTCTTTCGTCTAGTCTTTCAAGAACCGCTGTTCTTTCTTCATTACCTTCAGACACCAATGAATCATAATCCATAGTTCTCTCAGCCTCTGGTGGACCAACAATACCACCGAACTTACCTCTAACCCTTCCTAACGTTCTTTTAGACTCAGCTATAAGTAATTGCCTCACAAGTGTCTTAGTAGGCTCGTTAAGGTCTTCAAATTCGATTCTAGATAGAGGAACCTCATTAGGTAATTTTATAATATCTTTGTTTTCTTTCTTACATGCGTCAGCATCACCACCTGTTGTATCGTAATAGTGATACCATAGTTTTGTACCAGCAAGACCAACACCGCTAGTTCCTAAACCATTACCAAAGTGGCCTAAACCGTGACCAAATGATAGTCTAGAACCTGGTGTTGACATTAAGTGAAGTAATCTAGTACCATCTGGTCCAGCAGTAATCTTGTATACTAATTCACTTCTTAACATTCTATTCTTAAGGTTGAAATCGGATGCTGTAAGTAGAACATCAAATGCTGGTGCTACATAGTAACCACCCATACCACCGTGACCGTATCCACCATAGCTACCACCACCAGAGCCACCACCCATCTGTCCAAACCCACCTGCGAATCCACCATCGAATCCACCGTAGTTTGCATATAGTGCGTGATTAAATGAACTAGGAGTAATCCATAGAACCTCATTTATTTCCCTTCCAGCAGGTATTTGGTAAACTTGTCTACCAGCTTCCAACTCAATAAAATCTTTCTTTAATTCCCAAGGACCTCTATCTTGAAGTCCAACTTGCTTAGAATAAGCGTATGTGAATTGGGTCATGAAATCTAATGACCTTGTAGTTAAAGCAAAGGCAATATCAAGATTATCCACGTTTTGACCTAAGAATGATTGCCATTGATGTTCAATTAGCCATTCCTGTACATATTGTGCATAGTCTTCAATTGAGATTTCAAGTAAAGTGCATAGCATATCCTCAGTCAATTCGATATTACGAATTGGTGCTCCAAGTGCATGTCTTACTTGTCTAAATAGTTTTTCTTTCTCTTCTTCTGATGCCGCCATTGATTTCTGCTTTATTTATAAATATTTATAATTAATGGAAACAAAGGACTTTATAAAACAAAAGTTATCTGAAGATATACAGCCGTATAAAAGACAAACTGTTATGGTGGGGCAATTGAACAACTGCGCCAACAGTTTATATGATGCATATAGGTCTTTAGAAAGTGCTTGTCAATTTTGTGATGACCAAGAGTTAAGAGAGAAATTAGAGGCTATCAAAATGATATTAGGTCATGAAGTAGAAATTGATGGTAACTTTGAAAAAGGTGGTCTACCGAGTGTTATCACTGGTATTCAAGATTCACTAGAAGTTGAGAAAGACTTTTAAGTTAATAATTTCTTAGTAATCTCAGCAGCTTCTTTAATAGTGCTAAAACTTTGGTCTGGAACCAATAACTGGTCACCAACCTTTACCATAGGAAAACTATCCGAACCACTAATCTCATGTAACTTATCGAATATATTTTCATTCTCAGGTAAATCAATATTCACCTCTTTGTACTCAATACCTTCATTAGTTAATCTTTCCTTAAGCTCTGTACAGAATGGGCAATGTGTTAATGTATAAATGTTAATCATCGTATTCGTTTATTAATTCATCTATCATACCTCTCATAACTTCGTCCTCATCATATTCCTTCTCTCCCATTATGGTGGCAATTATATCTTTCTTCTTTTGCAGTATAGCCCACATCAATGTAGACACTGTATTATTAAATAGCTGGTAATATACATTAACGTGATTTAACTGTCCTATTCTATATGCACGGTCTTCTGCTTGTTCGTTATTACCTGGTACCCAATCAAATGAATTGAATATCACAATAGTACCTTCAGTCAAAGTAATACCCACACCTGCGGCTTTAATGTTACCAATAAAGACCTTAACTTTATCATCTTCTTGGAATCTATCAACAGACACTTGTTTCATTGTATCATTCATCGAACCATTGTAAACCACACACTCCTTTCCAAACTCTTCAGACAATTCATCTAACTCATCATTGAAGTTAGTGAAGATAATAACCTTTTGACCTTGCTCTATAGCATTCTTTGCAATATCAACCGTATGTGGTATAGCAGCCATTGAAATAAATTTTCTCAATAGAATCAATTCAACTAAGTCTCTTTGAATATTTCCTCTCTTACCCTCAGCTTTTCGATTCTCTATGTATTCATCCCATAGTGCATCATATTCATTCCATTGTCTAGTAGTTAACTCTTGTATAAGAGGTGTTACCGTTTTATCTGGCATGTCCAACACCTCATTCTTCTTACGTCTTAGAATAACGTTCTTAGTTCTTATTGATAACTCCTCAAGATTGGATGCTCCATTAGTAATCCATATCTGCTTCCTACTACCATTCTTAAGCGTTTTAAAGAACTTTCTACCCTCACAGTACCTTTGTGCGAAGAACTTCCAATTGTCCGCTATAGGGGCTTTAATTAGTTTAAGTAGATTAAAATAATCCATTGGTCTATTCGCAATAGGCGTACCTGTCAATAACCAAACAGTTTCAATACCGAACTTAACACATAGGTCGGTCATTATCTTACCTCTAATACTTTTAGGGTTCTTCAAATAGTGAGCTTCATCAATGATAACCAAATCAAATTTAGCGTTCACCAATTCTCTACTGAATTCAGCGACCACATCTTCAGGGTCAGATTTCTTACCATTACCTAATGTATGGAAGTTCTTTAGAATATCATAGTTTATGATAGTGAACTTATCTTTATCCCACTTTCTACCGTTAATGATTGTAGTATCTGGGCAGAAAGCATTTATCTCCCTCTCCCAGTTAATTTTAACTGATGATGGACACACTACTAGGACATTCCCAATATCTTTCTCTAGAGCGGCTATAATAGCTTGATACGTCTTACCTAGACCCATATCATCAGCTAATATACAACCATTCCTACCCAATAAGAATTTAACACCACTTTTTTGATGGTCGTATGGTACTCTATTCTTTTCATCCATCACAGTGTATTTGTCGAAATCAACATCTACATCTATTTCATCAAAGTAAGGGTCATCCATAAGTTGTGTCTTAGGAATCCAGTACATCTTAGAATCTACCTGATTTTTCTTAACTTTACCGTAAATGTGAATAGCCTTATCCATGTCGGCTAATATGAATTCTATTAGAATACGTTCGGGTCTGAACGTTAATTCTTCTTTCTTTTCTAATTCTTCTCCTAAAAATGTGCTGATACCAACAACCTTGTTTATAAGGATTGGTTCTTTATCGTGATTCTCGATAATATATTTAGCTTGATTGTCGGTAAGTCTTATTTTCTTGTTTTTAACGCACTCTTTGTGCAATTTTTTCAAATAAGGATTCTTACCCTTATACTCTTCGAGCAGGGTTATTGCTGACCTTCCTTTTAAATCTTCTAAATTTATCAAACCTCATTTATAACTTATATTATATGTTATTTGTTTAAATATAACTATTTTTG